CATCGGCGGGTACCGTCGGACACGTAGCACTGGAGTCGATCGAGCGCGTAGCCGTAGATGCCAGCGTAGTCATCGCCGCCGTAGGTCGTGCCGTTATCGCAGACCTCGTCATGCCAGTTTGCGTGGGCGACGTCCTGAGAACGGTAATAGACCTGCTTGTAGTCACCGTTGGGCGTGATGTAGTACATCTGGACGCCGTCGATTGTCTGGCCCCAGATGCCCGCCATGCCGTTCACGCTGTCGCCGTAGTTGGCATACTGTACCCAGCCGAGCCAACCGCTCTCCTTGGTGTGGACGCGATAGCGAAGGGTGCCGCTGTCAACCCATGCAATCAGCATGTCGTGGGAGCCATAAGGCACGCCAGCGAAGCCCTCGCTGTTGCTGTCATTGAAGTTGGTCACGGCATCGTTCCACGCGCCGTAGCGGTTATGGAGCGCATAGTGGATGTTCACACTCTTGCCCGTGGACTTGGGGAACTTGGTACGGGTGGCAGAATAAGAAGGCTGATACGTGCCGCCGTTGGCATCGGTCGGCGCGATGGGAGCGACATAGCCGCTGCCGAGATAGGCTGCCACGGCCTGCTTGAACTCATACCACGTCTTTCCGTAAGTGCGGAAATATCCGTTCGGGTCGGTATGATCGGAGCCGCCCCAGCGCTGAGCCGCCTCGTAGTGGCTCAAGAGTCGGGAGGTATCCCAACCGTGTGCACACAGCTCGTCGCCAGCCCACTTCACGGCCTCGTTCCACTGCTTTGCGAAGTCGGCGGCGTTGGTGGCATGAGCCAACTCGATGCCGACCGTGTATCCATTGCCGTTGCCCACGTGCCAGCACAAGCGGTTCTCGGGCACCGTGTTGTACACGGTGGAACCGTCAAGCTCCATGACGTGATGAACGGCATAGGTGTCGTCGCGCGACCACAACAGCGTGTGGTTGTAAGCAGACGCGCCAGGGTTTGCCGTCTCGTGGATGACGAGGTAGGACGCATTGAGGTAGCCGTGACCATTAGATACGTACTTGTTGACGCTCTGGTATGCCTCCGCGCCGCACGGGGCGGCAAGGGCCGCCACAAGGGCGATGGCGACGGCAATGGCGCTGCGGAGCCTTACCCTGCGCCTACCTATATCGTCTTTGGAATCTGTCATTTGACCTCCTTGGTCGAGTAGGGTTCGTCGTATCCGAGCGCTCGCGCGGAGTCGGACACGCCGCTTGTGGTCGGGTCGGTCAGCACGCCGAGCGCGACCAAGACGTTCAGGACGATGCACACGAGCTGTGCCAGCGAGTCCTGAGTCACGGGCGGCACGATGCCGAAAATGCCGCAGACCTGGTAGACGAAAGCGAGTACGGTGGTGGCGAGAGCCGCCAGCGTCGCCTTGTTCTTGAGTCGAAGTTTCCAATTGATGCGCATGGTCTTTTCCTTTCTAATCTGAGCCGCCTACTCCCCTGTGCATGTCGCAGTTGCGCTCAAGCCTGTCTATGCGGCTGAAAAGCGTCGCAATCTGCTCGGTGTGCTTTGCGATCGCGATGCCGTGGTCATCGAGCTTGCGGTTGATTTCTTTGATGCCGGACGTGACCTCGCGCATCGACTCGATAAGCGAGTCGAGCTTGTCGTCGGTGTGCTGCTCCTTGGCGGAGCGCGACTTGCTCCCCTGCATACGTCCGATGAAAAAGGTGAGTATCACGATTACGGCGCTTGCGAGTGATGCGGCCTCGTCGATGTTGAATGCCTGTGTCAAAGCTCAATCCCCATAGGTATTTCCGGCGCTCGATAGCACGCCTATCGGTCACTGTCACCTTGAGGATGCGGTGCCGAGAGAAAGCGCGCGTGCCAAAAATCCCAGACGGGGCACGCGGGTCTACCACGTGAGACGTCTGGGATTTCTTAGAGATTGATTCTGTTTTCAGAAGCCGCAGCCGGGCCAAGTCGGTCCGCAAGGCGCAAAGAGTTTGAGCACTTCCATCCTTAGCGGCCTAATTCCACCTATTCGGCCGTGTACTCCTCGCTGATAATTTCCTTGTACTCGTCGACGGTAATCCACTTGCACTCGACTGCCTTGTGTACTCGCGCCTTGGTCCAAAGAAATCGGTCGTAGTACTTCTTGACGAGTGCGAAGTGCTTGGAGTGCTCGTCAACTTTCTTAGTCGGCATTACTGGTCACCTCCGACAGTCATGAGCAGGTAGTCGATGTTCGCCGTGTTCTGCTCGGTCTGCGTCGGCTGCGAAACCTTCTCGCGCATCTGACCGAGAAGCGTCTGCACGTCAGGCACTGCACCGCTGTCGTAGGCGGCAAGCGCCGCTGTGTAGGCCATCTTCTTGGCCTTCTGCTCGATGTACGAGTCGTCGTCGATGACGCCCGCCTCATGGGCCGCGTCTGGGTCGCCCAGCTGCGAGAGCAGGTTTCGCAGCGCGTTCACCTCAGCCTGTGTGCCGTCGTCCACGATGTCGGGACGCTCCTCATTAGTGTCCATTCGGACTCCTTTCTGTTACTTGATGCGCGTGCATCGTATCGGTGGCGTGAGACTGGCTTGCACCGACGACTAGCTCGACGAACAGCCGGTCGAAGTCGCGCACGACCCGGTGCACGTTCATACGGAACCTCGGCCTGCCGTCGCCTCGTTTCCGCTCAAGAGACCCACGGAACGACATGTAGGAGACGTACGCCTGCTCAAGCGTCATACTCCCATCTGCGACCATACGTGAATGTACGCGCAACTTCCTGCGCTCACGTGCGAGGGATTTTGGTATCGGCGTCACGACAATCCTGCCAGACTCTGTGAAGCGGAATCGCTTCTTGAGGAACGTGAACCCGCGCGTGAGCTTCACTACTTTGGTCTTCCTCTCGTTGATGGTGATTCCGAGAGACGAGCACAAGATGCGTGCGGCGTCGAGGAACCGCCAGAGGGTATCCTTGTCGAGCGCTATGAAGTAGGAGTCGTCCATGTATCGGCCAGACGCCTCGATTCCGCGCCAACGTTCGCCGAGGTAGTCGAGCGGGGACGGTATGGCGACAGCCAGCGCTTGGTTCGGCTCGCTGCCGAGGCCAAGCCCGATCCTGCCGTTCGCTTCTATCTGCAAACGCATGAACTCGATGGCGGCTGGGTCTGTGAGCGTCCGCCTCACGAGGTCGAGCGCCGTTCCGTGGTCGATTGTCCCGAAGTAGTCGGAGAAGTCCATGAGCAGGACGTAGCCCTCAGTGCCGTGCCTGCGGTAATGCTCGGCGAGCTGTCCCTTAAGGCGCATGAGGGCGTAGTCCGTGCCCCTGCCGCGCATGTTGGCCGCGCATCCCGGCGTGAGAGTCGGCCATATGGCCGGGGCAATGACCGCCCTCGTGACGGCCTTCTGTATCACGCGTTCGGAGAACCGCGGGGCGGCTATCGCCCTGTCCTTCCCACGCTCGATGACGTGGAACCGGACGAAGCCCTTGCGGATGTCGTTGCCAGCCAAGAGGTCCCGGCGTGCGTAGAGCGAGTTGCGCAGGGAGTGGATCATGTAGCGTTGGACGCTTGCCTTCCAGCGGACGCCCTTGGCGGCGTCGCGTGCCGCCTCGTGGATGTTGTCGAGGTCGGCGGCAGCGGAAATGGTGAGGGCCGCGCAGCGTTTTGCCCTGTTCGCGGCCCTTTTCGCATCGCGTCTGGCTCTCCTGGCCTTTCGGCGCTCATCGCTATTCATGAGGGCATCCCGCACGGCCTTCGCCTATGGGCGCCGGCGTTCCCAGGCCGCTTAGGGAGGAGCAATGAAACCGCGTCGAGCGCCGAAGCTCGCGGCCATGCAAGGAGCGGACTGCCCTCCCGGCGGGATGCGTCTTTACGGGCGCATGCCCGAACGTCGGCCCTTCCTTCCTCATGTGCTCGGAGCCTCGCGCATCGGCGAGGCTGTCTGGCGAGTATGAGCAATCCCACGCGCGGGCGAATCCAGTCGTTCGTGGCATCGTTGTAGTTGGCGTTGCCGTTGTTGTTGACGCAGCAGACGTTCGCAGACGAGCCACCACTGACGGAACGGAGCCACCAGTTGTAGCGGTTAACAAGGGACGACGTACTTCCATTCTAACACGCACTGATCAGCCGAACGCCCTTGCGTGCGCCTTTGAGCAGCTTTATCTCGGAGTCGACAAGTCCCGCCATGCGCTCGAATGCCCCGGTGTGTTGCGTGTCTCCCTTTCGGCGGTATACCTCAAGGTATGCCTGCGCGTCCTGGTACAACTGCTCGCAGTCAGCGACGGCCAGTGTGAGGTAGCGCTTGCGTGCCGCGACGTTCTCGGCGGTGTTCGGGTAGAACGCCTCGGACTTGACGATGTTGTAGACGACGCTGCGGGCAGTCTCTGCCATCGGGACGGCGAACGTGAAGCGCTGCGATTTCGGGATAGCACTCGATGTTACGATGCTCAGCACCTCCACGCGCAGCTCGATGGCCGTGTTGTAGAACTCGCGCTCGCTCAGGTTCCTCAGTCTCTCTGGTACTCCGCTCAAGGCGGTCCTCCTTTCTCAAGGCGCACGCGCAAGGCGTGCGCCAAGGTGAGTGTTCGGTACGGTCCGCTACGCTACCCTAGGAGGAAGCCCACGCGCGGGCGAACCCAGCCGGACGCGGCATCGGTGCAGTAGGCGCGGCCGCCGGTGCCGACGCAGCAGACGCGCGCAGACGAGCCACCACCGACGGAACGGAGCCACCAGGAGCAGCGGCTACCGTTGAGTCGGTGCGCCGTGTCCCTGAACAGGTCGAACTGGCAGTCGAAGCCGACGGAATAGCCGCTCGTGCCCCAGACCGGACAGCCGTAGACCTCCATCTCGGAGAGCGACCACACCTTGCCGATGTCCTGCCAGCTCCAGTTGTTGGAGTCGGTGAGCGCACCGGATGCGCTGTAGCGCTCCTCAAGCAGCACGCGCTGCGTGAGGATGTACTTGGTCAGGCCCTCGGGCAGGCACGCCTCGAAGGCCTTCTCCCAGCCCTTGAGCTGCGAGCACAGGTACGGGTTCTTAACGTCCGCCGTGCCCTGGTTGGTGTTCGTCTTGTTCCACGGGATGTACGAGGAGTTGGCAACTCCGCTGTAGGACGAGCTGACGGCGATGGGCGCCGAGGCCACGAACGCGATGTGGTGCCCCTTGCTGCGGTCGTCGCACCACAGGTACGGGTCGATATGCGCGATGACGAATCGCACGGACTGCTGGCCCGCCACGCCGGACGCGGAGACGAGAGGAACGTCGAGGTAGTCGCCCACGCGCAGGCCAGCGAAGTTGTTCGCCACGATGCGCTTGTGCAGCGCGTCGTAGACCGTGCCGCTACCGATCTCACCAGCGAGAAGCGTTGCGATGCTCTGCCCGCCGTACTTTCCAATCAGACACTGTCGGTTGTACTCGGCGTTGTTGAGCGCCATCTGCGAGTTGTTACGCGAGGTCGGGTCGACCATCTCGTACGGGACTCCACCAACCGACAGGACCTTTGCCTGTGCCATGTGTATTCCTTTCTATGCGAGTGTCAGTGTGGCGCCGGATGCCGTGCACGACGAGGCGAACGTGATGGTGTCACCCGATGCCTTTGCCTTGGACGACGGGCAGTAGACCGTACCGTCCGAATATATAAACTCGCCGCTGAGATTGGCGAGCCGCTGGAACAGCTGGGCGTTCTGCTGCTTGAGCGCGGCCATATCGGAGCTGCCAGCGCTGCCCAGCGCGACCGAGTTTGCAATTTGGAGGGCTTGGTTTGCCGCAGCGTCGGCACGTGACGCCGCGCCGGACGCCTGCTGAGATGCCCTGTTCGCCGTGTCGGTGATTTCCTTGATGATCGCGCCGTTGTTCTGGTCGACGGCGTCGTGGACGTTGTCGACCATGTCCTCGTAGGTCGCCACGCGCTTAACGTCGCCAGCCGCGAAGCAGATGTACGCGGCCTTGCCGTCCTTGGCGTTGGAGTCGCCGGACACGACAACCGCCCACTCTCCGGGCATCAGCTTTGCTGGGTTGAAGTTCACGTATGCGCCACGGCGCATCTGGATTGCCATTTAATACCCCTTATACTGCGAGTCCGCTGGTGTGTAGTAGTCCCATCCGACGAGCAGCCCCTTCTCGAATGTCAAGACGTAGTCCCTGATGGCGTTGTTCATCGCGATTGGGATACGCACCTGAGACGTGAGCGGAAAGCTGTCAGTGACTTCTTTGACGAAGTTCTCCCTGTTCAGGAACGCACCCGTGCTCTTCTGGGAAATCTCGCCGCCGTAACCGGGAGACGAGTAGAAAACGTCGATGCCGTTGATGCAGACATGAACTCCATTTGCCATAAGAACGAGAGCGACCGATATGGTGTAGCACGGAAGTCCGTTACTCCCCGCTTCGTTGCTCTTCTTTAGAGTGAATTCGACGATGAACGGCTGCGACTGAACCCCAAAGGATTGCGTGTCCTTACTTGTGTCGACCTCATACTCAAGCGCGTCGTACTTTCCACCGAGAATGTGCCTGTATCCGTTAGCGTAGAAATCGACCCTTACGCCGATCGACACTCGCGTCTTTCCCGCGTAGACGAACGCTTGAACCTTCTCCCTACACTCAAATCCGTACGACTTCGGGTCTGATGCGACTCCATCGGCCTCCCAAATCGGGTTGCCGTTGTAGCCGCTCTTTGAGACCGTGACCATCTTGTAGTTCTTTGGCTTGATGGTCAGCGCGTCCTTTACGCCACCGGACATGAAGGAGATGCCGGAAGATGACACGCTCACGGAGTTGGTGTCGTCTCCGATTCTAAGCAGGTTCCTGATAGCGACCCGCTTTGCGTCGATTGAGCCGCTGCCGATGTAGTCCGCGTTGACGAACAGCTGGCCGTCCTGCGTGAACAGTCCCTTAATCTTGCCGTTGTCGGTCAGCAGGTTGAAAACCTTTTTCTGGTCTAGTCCGTTGACCGTGTCAACCGCAGTCTTGGCGTTTTGGTTCGCCGAGGTCAGAGCCGAGTTGAACACGGGGTCGGTATACGATGTGCCGCCGTCGCTCCACGTGATGTGAAGTCGCTGCCAGTAGTACTTCCCGCTGGACCAAGCAGGGACAGATGTCGACCATGAGCCGCCAGTTACGGCGCTCGGCGTGGTGCTCAGATAGTACTCGGGGACGGACGACTTGATACCGCGACCGTCCTTGCCGTCGACGCCGTTCGCGCCGTCTGCGCCCTTGCACAGCGTCCATGTGTACTTCGTAGGGTCGGTAGGGTCCTTGACGGTGAGGTCGACGCACTGGCCGATGTATTTCTTGCCTGAGCCGTCGGTCGTGCTGAAACCCTGCTTGCCGTCGGCACTCGTGGCGTAGGCGATGTGGAGGTAATAAGTCTTGCCGTCGGTGCCGTTCTTTCCCGGCACTCCATTCGCGCCGTCGGCGCCCTTAATGAGCGACCACTGATACCTCGTCGGGTCGGTCGAATCGGCCTTGACATTATCGACATAGGTGCCGAGGTAGGTCTTGCCTGAGCCGTCGGTCGTGCTGAAACCCTGCTTGCCGTCGGCACTCGTCGCATATGCGCGGTGGAAGTAGGTCGACACGCCGTCCTTTCCTGCGGGGCCGCGCTCGCCGTCCTTGCCGTCGACGCCGTTCGCGCCGTCGATGCCCGAAATGCATGACGGCATGGACTCAATCTGTGCGCCGCTCTGCATGACGGTGATGATTTTGAACCAGATGTAGCTGCCAGCCTTGCGCGGTGGGCACGAGTCCTGCCAGCCGCTCGTCGGGGCAGTGGTGTTGCTGGTAGACGTGGCGTACTTCGTAACGGTCTTTGACGCTGCCACATCCGTGGTGGCGATGACCTTGCCGCCGACGGTCGATTTATTCCCCAGCTTTAGGTTGGCCTCTTCGGTGTCCAGGTCGATGAAGCTGTTTCCATTCTTCGAGCTGATTCGGCCAGTGGTCAGGTAGTCCGCGTTGATGCCGATCGCGTAGATGCGGTTCAGCACCGCATTGCCGTCAGCGCTGAGTCCCGTGGCGTATGTCTTTCCGGCATCGGTGGAGATGCCGATTCCGCTCGCGGTCACCTTATAGATAATCTTTGACTGCCCGGTCGTCGGCTTGTCGTGCAGGTAGTACACGGTGGAGCCGTCGGGCTGCTTCGCCTCGGTGTGGTAGAGTCCGCTAGCGTTTGCAAGCGTCTCGCCGAGGTTCTTTATCGTCTCGTCCCTGATGCCGAGTTCCTGATGCAGCTCGTTGCGTGCCTTGACCACTGCGGACGTGCTCGCGCCCGCGTTGTCCGCGCTGTTCCTGCTCGCGCTCTTGGCGCCGCACGAGACGGTCATGCCGCCGTTCACGGAGTACTTCACGCGAGTCACGTAGGTCTTGTAGACATTCTGCTTGCGGTCGATGACATAGGCGCAGTCCCCCGCCTCCAGGCTCGGGACGCAGATGTGCTTGCCGCTGAACGGCCTGAACCTAAGACCGATGACCTTGGCACCGATGCGGTCTGCGACGGACTTGCCAGTGCCCGGGATGATCAGAGGGTTATTGCTCACGTCGAGCACGTAGCCCTCGGAACCGACCGTGTAGGTGCCGCCGTTGGTCGTCTTGCTGCAGACCGTGACGCTGCGCTCGGTCACGCGTACCCCAGTGATTACGACGTCATCCGTGTTGACCGTGATGTTGCTAAAGGCATAGAGCCTGTGGACGTTCCTGTTGGTGAAGAACGTGCCGCCGTCTGCGGACGCGCCGCTTGAGTAGTCGGTGAAGTTGCCGCCGTCCTTGGACGCTCCCGTTGCGTAGGGCTTGGCAGAGTCGAACTGGCCGCCGTCCAAGTCGGACTCCGCCTCGAACGGAGCGGAGTCGTACCAGACCGTCCTGAGCCTGCCGTCGTTAGTGATGGAGGCGTTTACGCAGAGCGCCTGACATGTGTACGCCAGAGCCTGCCTGCACGTGGCGTTGCTGTCGACGTAGCCGTACTCGAACTTTGTGTCGAACGCCTTGTCCCCGTTATCGGCCCAAGTGACTCCGCAGTGCCTGCACATGTCGGTCAGGAGCGTGCGGACGGATGCGTTCGCTCCCTGCAGGGCGCCGACGGACGCGAGAAACGTCCTGAACGGCTTCTCGAACTTGGACATGTTGTCGAGCGCCGAGATGGCGATGGTTCCGTTGTAGGAGTCGGGCTGGTTGGCGGTGTAGACGCCGCGCTGAATCCACTCAGTGCCCTTGGACAGCTGCTTGCCGACCCAGACGACGAACTGCGCCTTGGTGAAGTCGCAGGCGTCGAACCTGCCGTCGTGGTTGTTGAGCGTGATGGTCATCTGGCCGATAATCGCCGTGCCGATGTCGAACGAGCTGTCGGATGAAACCTGCTGGTCGAAATCGCAGGCGACGATGTCGTCGCCAGTCAGCTGGCGCACGGTATTGTCGGCGAAGGTGATTTTCGCCTTGATAAGCTGGTTCGAGTTCTCGTTAAGGGACAGCTCATACTCGCTGCTGATGCTGAGCATGGGCTACCTCTCGATCAAATCGAAGCTGAGTGTCTTGTATCGAGTTCCGCTGACCCAGACGTACTGGAGCGGGGCGGAGCGGTCTCCGACGTAGAAGCAGCGCGTCTCCATGCATCCGTCCATCGCGTCCCAGTAGCGGACGTAGATGTACTCGGGGTTGACGGCCTGCAGGATTGCAGCAACCTGGGCGGCTGTGGGCTGCGCCCAGGTGCACTTGAGCTTTCGCTTCTGGCAGAGGCGCTGCTTGTACATGGTCGCGGTCGAGTCCATGACTCGTCCCGCATCGGAGCCGGACACGTCCTGCAGGCCCCATTCGAGCGAGGACGGGTCGGGCGAGACGGGGCGCACGCCGTCGGCGCTCGCCCCGATACTCAGGATTGCCAAGTGGCTACTCCAAACTCACCACGCCTCGACGCGCGAGGCTTTCGTTACCCTTTACGACCGCGCGGGCAAGGTCCTCGTTGCCGACCCGCAGGACGATGGTGGTGTCTCCGCCGCCGTTTGCCTGCTGGCCGCCGAGCTGCCCGGTGGTCATCGCGGACTGCACCATGGCCTTGGTCATGGCGCTTACCGCAGTCTCAGTCTCGAATGAGGTCGGGAAACCCTCGTGCGAGGTGTATCGGCTGGAGGAACCGTCGAACGTGGACGCCGAGGTGGAGCGAGCAAGGTTCTCGGAGTTCTCCAGCATGGACGCCACCTTGGAGCCGTCGAAGCCGTCGCCGATCGCGTTGCCGTAGGCCTTGCCGACGTTCTCGCCGAACTTCGCGGCCTCCTTCGTGGCGTCGAGCGACTGGGCGGTCATGTCGGTAACGGCGTCGGACACCGTCTTGGCGCTGTCGGAGATGCCGATTGCGAAGCCCTCGCCGAAGTAGCCGCCGATTTCCATCGTGACTCGGGACGGTGAGTGGATTCGCAGCGCACGGCGCATCCTGTTAGCAGCGTTGGTCGCAATGACCTCTGCGGTGTTGTAGATGGTCCAGCGTGTGCTCCACAGGCCGTCATCGAATCCGTAGCCGACGTACCTACCGGCGTTCTCGTACCAGCCTCGGTAGTCGCGCAGGCCGCTCTCGCCGGATGCCGCGACGGAATGCGCGGCGGAGCTTGCGTTCACGCCACGGAGTCCATTCTTGAAGCTGTTGCCGAGCGCCCTGCCCGAGTTGCTGGCAGTTCCGCTGCCGTTGCGGAAAGCGTTCGCCGCCCTGTTGGACGCGCTGGACGCAGCCGACACCGCGCCACTGGCGGCGTTCGACAGGCCGCTCCTGTAGCTGTTCATGACGGCGGTTCCGGCGCTGTGGGCCGTTCCAGTGCTGGATCGGAAAGCGGACACGACCCTGCTGCTCACGCCGCGCGCCGCGCTTGCTGCGGACTCTGCCCCGGCGCTGATGCCGTCGCCGTAGCCGCCGGACATGTTCTTGCCTGCGGACTTCGCCTTGGTGTAGCCCGTGCCGCCGTTGAAGCCCGTGACGGCCTTGTCGCGCACGCACTGCGCCTTGGACTTTACGTTAGCCGCTCCAGCGTTGATGCCGTTGGCGAAGTTGTTCACCATCGTCTCGCCGCTGGTCTTGGCCTGCTTCTTGGCGGACGCGAACTCCTGGGCAGTCTCCTCGGAGGTTTTCTTGGCCTCGGACTTGGTGTTCTCCTTCTCTGATTTCACGCCGTCCGTGGCGCCCTTGGCGTTCTTCTTGCCAGCCGCGCTGGACTTGGTTGAACCGGCGCCGAGTGCGTTGGCGAACGAATCGGTACCGGAGTTCGCGGCGTCCTGGAGCTGCTGGATGAACTGCTGCGACTGCGCGCTGGTCGGGTTGTTGACGACTTCCTGCAGTGCCGTCGCCATCTTCTCGGGACCAGCATCGCGCAGCGACTGAACCATAGAGCTGTTCATGCTCCAGCCCGTGATGGAGCACAGCTGAATCAGGTTGTCGGACCACTGCTGCTGCACCGCGAGGTTGTTGGCGAGGTTGGTGTTGACGGTCTCAAGCGACATGCTCGAACCGGTCTCGATCGCGTCGAAGCTGTTGATGGTCTTCTGCGAGAAGCTGTCAATCTGCTGCGCGACGTTATCGAACGACTGCCCCGTTTCCGCGAGGTGCTGCGCGAACTCCTGCTCGGAGAAGCCCGCCATAGCCAGAGCGTCTTTCAGGTTGTCGTGCGACTGCTCGTACTGCTTGATGGACTCGACGTTGTTCTTGACCTGCTGCTCCTCTTCGGACAGGACCTCGTTGGCCTGCTTGGTGGAGTCTGTCGCCTGCCCGGTGGCATCGCTCAGGCCGAGAAAGCCGAGGACCGCGTTTCCGATGCCGTCGATGATGGGCTGGAGCAACGTCAGGATGCCGCTAAGCGCAGCCATGAACACCATTCCGGGGAACGCGGAGATGGCGGCGTTCAGCAGGCTCTGTGCGGCTGCTCCAGCCGTCTTTGCAACAGTCATGGCTGTCTCAGCGACAGTCATCGCTCCAGTTGCGACGGTGCTCGCGCCAAGCTTGGCCGTGTTCGCAGCCACCTCAGCGCCAGCCTTGAGTTCGGCGGCGGCCATCTTGCCAGCGCCCGCGACGGTCTTGTCCTGACTGGCCGCGTAGTCCATAGCGGCCAGCTTAGCGGAGTTCAACTTGTCCTTGGACTGCTCCAAGGCAAGGTTGCTCTCGGCAGTCTTTACGCGCATCGCCTGAGTCTTGACGCCAAGTTTCTCGGCGTATGTCACATTCTCGCCGAGAGCGGAACGAGCCTCGTTCAACTTGGTCCGCTCGTTGGCGAGCGCATCTGCGGCGTCTGCCGTAACAGTCTTGGCGCGCTCCGTCGCCTTTGCGGCGAGATCGGTCTTGTCCTTCGAGATTCCGAGAGCAGATGCCAGCTTGCCAAGGCCCTCCTTGGCGCTCTCGACTCCGGTCTTGAGGTTCGACTTGAGGTCGGTCGAGAGAAGTTTCACCTTATCGGACGACTCAGCGGACTTGCCGGAGACAATCTTCGCCATAGCGCTGAAAGCCGTGCCGATTCCCTGCAGCCCCTTGGCGATGCCGTTGGTGACTGCAAGGGCGGTGAGGGCCGCGCCGAGCATCGTCGCTGCGACGCGAGCTGGCTCGCTGTTGACCAGAAGCTCCAGCATCACCTGCAGGACGGTGTCGATTGCCTGGAAAGCAACGGCAGCGGTAGTGAACGCCACGTCCGCGACTGCCTCGGCCAGACGCAGCACTATCGCTGCGCCGATTCCAGCGGCCTGACCGAGCTTACCGAGCGCATCGGTATTGCGAATAAACCAATCCTGCCAGCTCTGCAGATTCTCGATGCTGCGGTACAGGGCGTCGCGGAACCTCTCACCAATCCATGCGACCAGCTGAATGAGAGCAGTGTCAGTGAAGCCCTTAATCATGGTGCCGACGGCGTTGATAGCAGCCGAAAGAGTCAGGCACATCTGGGCAGCATGGTCGAACTGCAGCGCAATAGTCTCGGGGAAGTTGAACGCGACAATCAGCGGCCCGATGATTTCGACAATCTGGCGAACCGCGTTGCTGATTAGGTTCGCCACGCCAGCTATCTCGTTCTTGACGGCGCCGACGATGTCGAGTCCGTCGAACTGGTGCTGGATGGCCTTGCCGAGGACCTTGAAGTCGTCGACGAGCGGCTGGAACGCCTTTCCGATGCGGTTCAGCATGTCCATTATCTCGTCGTACAGCTTGTCGCTCAGGCCGTCGCCGAGCGACCAGTCGTAGTCATCGAGCTTGATGTCGGAGATGTTCGGTGCGCCGCCGCCACCGCCTGCGCCGCCACCGCCGCCGGAACCGCCAGAGCCGGAACCGGAACCGCTTGAGGTCTCGTTGAACTTGTTGATTTCGTCGAAGCCCATGAGCTGACGCTTCAGTTCCTCGACCTGCTTTGCGGCCTTTCCGGCCTTGTTACCAGCGCCTCCTGCGGCGTTACCGGCGTTGTCGATGGCGTCTGCAGCGTCATCCGCTGCTGCGGCGGTGCCCTCGTATGCGCCGCCGTCTCCGAAGCCCATGTTGGCGATGGCGGTGCCGCCAGTCACCTTGGCGAGCAGGTTTGCGAGGGTCGCCACAGCCTTTACGACCGCGACGGCAACCGGGATGATGGCCTGCAGCATCGGCAGGAACACGTTGCCGATCGCCTGCGCGGCGGTCTGCATCTGGCTCTTGAGGATTCGGATTTGGTTGGCGGGTGACGCGGCGGTCTTTGCAAGGTCTCCGTGCGCCCAGCTGACCTGCGACATTATCGCCTTGTAGCGAAGCATGGCCTTCTCGGCCTGCGTCATCTTCGACACCTGCTCGTTGAGGCCCATGTTGTAGGCCTCCTGCTGCAGGCGCGCGTTGGTCAGGTCGTAGCCAAGCGCTCGCAGCGGCTCAATCTCTCCGGCAAGACCGGAACGGACCTTCTCGAACGCCTCGTCATTCGAGATGTTGAAGAAGGACGCGAGGTCGTAGGACAGCTGCGTGAGTCCCTTGGACATGGTGTACGCGTTGTTGGCCGCGACGCCCATGCCCTGCGCCATGGTCATGAACGTGCCCTGGTTTTTCAGGAACTCGCCGGAGTTGATGCCGAGCGCGGCCTGCACCGCGTCAGCGTACTCGTGCGCTGTGGCGGCGTACTGGCCGAGGGACGTGTCGGCGAGGTTGATATTCTCGATGTAGCGGTTGGACTGGTCGACGCAGTAGGCGATGCCCTGCCCGACCTTGTAGAGGGTCGAGGCGACGGTCGCTACGGCACGGATGACCGATGCCGAGGTTCGCAGCTTTGAGATAAAGCTGTCAAGAGAGGACTCGGCCTGCTTGGTGCCGCTGGCCGTGCTCGCGCCGAAGCTCTTGGACGCGCTCTTTATCGTCCTGAAACCGGACGCGACGCTTGCGAACTTCTCCGGGAGCTTGCCCAGAGAGTCGTTGATCGCATCGCAGGCGGCGCGGAAGGACGCCATGTCCATCTTGTCGAGCGACGCGGCAAGCTCCGGGAGCTTCTTGAGCGCGTTGACGGTGGTTCCCAGGTTGGACCTCGGCAGGGCGCTAAGCTCCGCGAGCGAGGTGTACAGGCTGTGGAACTTTGTCGCGTCGAAGCTGACCTGGTTCATCTCCGCGACCGAGGCGGCGATTTTCCTGATTTGGTTGGCGATGCTGGAGGACAGCTTGAGTCCGCTAAGCGAGCGGACGGAGTTGACCGTCTCGCGCACCTGGGCGGAGCTGTTCATCTGCGAGGTGGCCGCCGCGATAGCGGAGACGTTCTTCGCCACGGTAGACGAAATCTTGACGCCCTGCAGCTGCCGCACGGCGTCGGCGATCGCAGCGACGTTCTTGCTGTCCACGCGAACGGACGACAGCTTTGAGATGCCGTCCGCTACCTTCGACAGCGACGTTCCGACGCCGCGAGTGCCCGTCTTGAGTTCTTTTACGTCATCGGCTAGGCCTCTGACGGCGCTGCGGGCGTTGTCCGCTTTGGTCTCGATAGAGATTCGCAGCTGGTCGATGCTGGCTTCTGCCACGGCTACCCCATTTCTGGGGGCGCAATCCCGCCGTGCTTACACTAGGCAGGCCCATGTCCCATGAGCCATACAGCCATTTTCTCGTGCGCGGATTTCTCCTCGTGCGCCGAAGCCTCCTCGGGAGTCCTAGACGACGTGATGCCGTAAGGCTCCTCCGGGTAAGGCTCGGGGTCGGCATTCTTGACGAACGGGTTGAGCGCCGGGACCAGCGAGGCGATTGAGTTGTAAACGTAGAGTCCCATCTGCCAGCGCTCCCACTCTCCGCGCTCGTCGCGCTGCCTCTGGGACTCCCTGAAAGCGGCGTAGAGCCATGGGTCGCCGTCCCAGTACTGCTCGACGGTCATCCCGAATGAAATGGCGGAGGGGAGCGCCATGTCGAACGCATGTCCAAGAGGACAATCGCCCGTATAGCGCTCCCCTCCATCGGAAGGTTTCTTGTCTTCCCCGGCTAGACCAGACGGAACTTCATTCGGGACTCGGTAGGGTTTTCGATAAGCGCGGTCATCGGCTGGTTGAACAGCGCGACGAGCAGCGCAATCATGTACGGCTTGTCCTCGATGCCCTGCCAGATGCCAAGAACCTCGTTGAAGGTAATCTTGGGCTGCTCCTTCTTGAACGCGGGCATGACGAAGTCGCTGATGAACTTCTCAAGGGAGGTCAGGGTGCTGTTGGAGAGCATTTCGGTGGCGTACTGCGACGTAATGCCCTTCTTCTCCATGTCCTTGACCATCTTGCGGGAGTAGCACAGGGTGTACTCGGTGCCGGTCTCCTCGTCCTCGATGACGATCTTGTCGTGGCCCTTGATGTCCTCAAGCGCCTTGGCGGCGATGTTGATGTCCTCGGCCGTCTCGGTGTTCTCGGTTGCCTCGATGTTCTCGGTGTTCTCGTCCATGTCTTACCTTTCTTTCGGTTTGCAATCCCTATCGGTTCGGTTCTGTCTAGGCGGCGTCCGGCAGGAGCTTGGGCGCGGTGACGGTGGAGACGACGATGGTGGTCTCGCGGACCTTGTCGACCTCTCCGCCGTTCTCGAAGTAGCTCAGGCCGCCCTGCCAGAAGTAGATGCCGTCGTGTCCATCGGGCTTGCCAGCGGCGTCGACGCCCATGACGATTGCCCACCACTCGGCCTCGCCCAGCTTCTCAAGGCCAGCGAGCTTGGTGGAGTCGCCCTTGGTGTAGTTGGCGGTCATCTTGACGGCCTCCTGCTTCTTGACGCCCTTGACGTTCTTCTGGGATTCGTCGGCGAGCGTGGTGGCGTCGAGGTTGTTAGGCTCGCCGCCGAGGTCGCTGTAGCTCTTGATGTTCACGACGTTCTCCGCCTTGGCGAAGTCGGCCGCAGTGGGGGCGGCGGTCAGGTTCTTAAAGTGGAAGAAATAGGTGTTGATGGTTGCGGTGGGAGTGGTGGATGCAGCTACTGCCATGTATTTTCCTTTCAAGTTACCAAGGCGCGACATTGCCCGACTTGTCGAGCTTTGCGCGCCAAGTCGCAGCGAGACGGCGGACGCTGGGGTCGGCATCGGCAACTTCCGTCCAATTCGACCTGCGGAAACCGCAACGGGCCAGCGCCTCGTCCGCTGCAACTAGGATGTTTCGTGCCTCGAAAACGCTCGTGCCGGAAAACGACTGGGCGTCCACTACCGTCCGCGTCCACAGCTCCACGCCGGAGCTGTCGCGCGTGCTCTCGTCCTCGCCGGGGAACCGGAACTTGACGAGCAGCGCCGGTAGTTGTGAGTCCTTTGAGTTGATCGCGCTTGAGGTGACGGTGCATTTCGGGTACCTCTTGGTCACCTCTTGGCGCACGTAGTTGAAGATTCGTGTGGAGTGGTCGTTCATGACTTGAAAATCCTCTTGGCGGTATTAACGACCTCGGAACGCGCCTCGTCCGCTCCTGCGCCCATGAATCGGCTTGCGATGTGGCCGTGCGTGAATCCGAACGTTCCGTCGTCTTTCTGGTAGGTCCAGCCGGACTCTCCCCTGCCGCTCTGGTCGACCGTGTAGCCGTTCTCCGCGCCATATGCGGCGTCTCCACGGATGCCCGAACCGAACTCCAGGATGTGGCTCAGCGGCACCTCATAGGAGCCGTCGGCAGGCGACAGGACCGGGCCGTTTGCGAAAGCCTCCGCACCGTCCGCAGTCCTGCGGGAGCCGATGGTTTCAGTCACCCTTGAGGAGGGGCACTTGTCCTTAGCTGCGGAAACGGCAGTCTCGGCAAGCTCCTCCGCGAGCTGGCCAGACTTCTCGTCGAGTCCGTCCGCGTACCCGCGAAGCCGCTTCTCCAGCGCCGCGAGCGAGCTGTACGACAGCTCTGCCGTGAGGTTCATCGGCCGTCGACCCTTGTGAGTCCGAACGCGCAGTAGTTGAGCGACGGGGACACGCGCTTGACCTCGTACGCGCCGGACATTGAGGGCTGGCCGTCAGCCAGCAGCTCGGGCCTGTCGCCGAGCCACATGCGGTCGCCCTCGTCGATGCCCCAGCGGTTAGACTCGGCCACCAGCTGCAGGTCGTAGGCGACCTGCGTTCCGAACGGGCTGGAGGAGCTGTCGCCGCTGGGGGCGGACGCGTTCACGCGGACCTCGACCGGGGCCGACCAGCCGTTTACGTACTCGCCGGTGCCGTACTCGCCGTCCATGATTTCGGTGCGAGAGGGCTTCGAGAGCCACATCGCGCGCCTGTTGCGCTCCATGCACCTCACTGGACGGACCTCGACTTGCATCGCGGGACGATGCGCTGCAGGAGCTGCTTGGAGACTCCTGCGTTAGATCGGGTGCGGGTGATGCCGTTCTCGACGTGCGCAATCTCGTTGTCGGCACCGCGCCAGTTGTACATGTCCGCCGCCATCAGGCACTGCAGGGAGTCGTATCGAGGCTCCCAAGCGACCGAGTCCGGGTCGTCGGCGAACGGGTTGCGCGTCTCCAGAATCAGGGAGCGGGCGGCAGACAGGTAGGCCGTTACCAGCTCACCGTCTGCCTCCTGCCCTGCTCCCGTGAGGGCACAGACCTGTTTCAGCTTGTCCTCGTCGCTAAGCATGTTCTAAGCGACGCCCGGGGTGACGAGCTTCATGAACGGGATGGCACGGTGCTCGGTGTAGGCCAGCGTCCAGTTGCCTGCGGTGGCGAGCTGGGCGTCGGTCGGCGAGATGACGGGGTTGCCCTTGTTCGGGTTGCTTGCGCCGGTCTCCTTTGGCGCGGTGAAGTTGAAGCCGTTGGGGTGGATGGCCTCGCGCAGGCGGTAGCCGAGGTAGCTGGTGCCGCCGCGCTTAAGCTCGTCGCGGCCGTTGAACACGGGGCGTGCGACGCCGATGTCGGCATAGCGGAAGGCGCCCTCGCCGAACAGGTAGGTCGTGTAGGTCGCGGCCTTGGCGCCCTCGCCGGTGGTGGCGGCGGTATGCGGCATCTCGTCGGTCACGAGGACGGTCAGGCCGTTGACCTGGTAGACGTTGAGGTCGGTGGTCACGCCGTTGGGGTCGGTGTACTTGAGGTAGTCCACGCGCTCCATGTCCTCGAATGCCTGCGCAACGGAGGAGTGCATGAGGGCGAGCTTGACGGTGGACTTGTTGTCGCCGTAGACCTTCTGGGCGGCGTCGGACAGCGTGGTGGCGGTCAGCTTGTCGACGGTGACGGTGTGGTCGGTCATGCCCTTGGCGCCGATGACGGCCTCGGCGATTCCGGCGAGGCGCTTGTTGCGCTTGGTCTGGCGCCACTTCGCGGCACGGGCGGCGATGGCGGCCATGGGGTTGGCGGTGGTGAAGTCCTGCGGGAAGTCGTCGGCGTACCATCCGTGGGCGCGGCCGTAGACGTAACCGGTCTGCGAGCTGGCTCCGATGGTGGACAGGGTGATGTCGGTCACGCCGTCGTAGTTCTGCTCGTCGGCCTCGTCGAGGGCGTTGTAGAACGGGATGGTGAACTGGTTTCCGGCGTTGACCTTGGACTTGATGAGCGGGTCGTCGACCATGATGCCCGAGGTCACGAGGACGTTCTTGACAAGGTCAGGCTCGTCCTGGTAGTCGGCGAAGAAAATGTCCTCGTCGAACGGGAAGGTCTTGTCGGCCATGTAGAGTTTGCCAGCCATTTAATGCCTTTCTAAGAGAGTTTCTTCCATGCGTCGGGGTTCTGCTGCTTCCAAGCGATCTGCTCGGTGTCGCTCAAGGCCCTGAACTGCTTCTTGGTCGTAATCGCGCCGTTGCCCTCTTCGCCGCCCTGCGGCTGCGGCATCCCCGCCAGTGCCTGCTTCTTGGCGTCGTCGGCTGCTGCCTTGGCCTTCGCGGACACGACGTCGGCGATTGCCTTTGCCGCTGCGGTCGTCTCGTCGCGGGTGCCGCCGATGACGGAGCCGATGAACGGCTTGTACTCGTCCTCGGACATGCCGGCGCCAGCGAAAACCGCCGCTGCGGTGGCCTCGTTGAGGTCGCGCAGGGCCTGCTTCGCCGTCGCGTTCGCGGCGTCGAGCTGCTTCTGCCACTGCTCGTCTGCCGTGAGGTTCTTGTTGGCCTCGTCCTCAAGGGACGAAATCTTGCCGTTTGCCTCCTCAAGCTGGGCTTTCAGCGCGTCGATGGAAGCCTTCGCGGCGTTGACGTCCTCGCCGTTGGCCCGCATGATCGCGTCGATTACCTCCTTGGAGGCACCTTCGCCGAGCAGGGACTTGAGCTGGTCACGATTCATCTAGTTGCTTTCCTTTCCTTGGCTACGCTTTGTTGACGGGGGTTGCGTCCCCTTGCCTGCGGCGCTGACGCTGCCGCCTGCGGACTCGCCGGGTTTCCCGGCATTGCTATCTGCACCGGAGTCGTCTCCGGGGTTGACCGATTTGGTCTGGGCAAGCTCCATCTGGCGCTGCGCCTGCTCGTCCGCGTAGGACTTCGAGAGGTCGTATGCGGTCTCGGGGTCGGGGAACATGCCGCAGTACTCGAACGCGAGTCGCGGATGAACCTTGCCGCAGCCGAGGATGGTGGACAGCACCTGCGCCTTGGACTGGATTGCCTCGTAGTTGCGGCGTGTGAACTTGATGTCGACGTCGCGCGGCCTGAGTCCGAGGTTGATGGAGGTGTCCAGGATGGTTGCGACGGCCTGCAGGAACAGGCGCTCGCCGCGCTTGAAGTGGACCTCTGTCTCCTTGCAGCGGCTCTCACTGTTCGACCAGCCGTCGCGCATGGTGACGGCGGCGCCCGTGTCCGAAGTGGAGCCGGAGACGCCCACGTTGAAGGGCATGCCGCAGATGGAGAGCGCGGTCTTGTAGAGCGCGTCCACGAGCGTCTGGGTCTGGTCCTGGTTGAGTTCCGAGGTCAGCATCTGCACCGATGCCTTGTTCTCGTCCGTGGAGCGGATTTGCAGGCACCCCATCTCCATGAGCTTCTTGAAGCCCGTTTCGGCGTCATCGTCCTCGAACTCGACGTTCTCCAGCACGAGAAGCGCCTGCACGAACTGCGCGATGGCGTCGACTCGGTTGGACTCGATTTCGTTGATTGCGTCGAGCAGGCTCAGGACGGCCTCGAATACGCCCATGCGCTCGGAGTTGGCGTCGTACTCGATGATCGGCACCATGCCGAGCGGGTTCGCGGCCGTCTTCACTGAGTCGCTGTCGACCGTGAATACGAGTCGGTCGGTGTAGACGCTGTAAATGGGTTCGTTGGTCACGTCATCCCTAACGTAGGTGACGGCGTACAGCGGCTCATGGAACGCGTCGTTGGTGTAGACCACGAACGTCCTGCGCGGGTCGAGGGATGCGACCTTGAATGGCTGCTCCTCGTCGATGGTCTTTCCGTCCGCGGAGTTCGGGAGCACAAGTCGGTAGCCGACGCCGCAGACGCACATCCACTGGACGATCTCCATGTCGCAGGCGTGCTTGTCGGCGGCGATGCAGAAGTCGTTAAGCTGCTGGACCTTGTGGCTCAGCTCGTCGTTGACCTTCTCGGCGTCCTCGCAGTCCTTGGAGGAGCCGTGCGCGCTGTAGGCGATAGGCTCTCCGGCAAGCGAGTCGGCGCGGTCCTTGGCAATCTGGTACGCCCTGTTCTCCAAGACGATGTTCTTGATTTCGGGACGGACTTCCTTCTTGCGGTCGATGACCGGCTGGTAGCCGAGGAAGTACCTCCACAGGTAGTCGATGTCGGAGGAGTTGCAGCCGTGCACCATCAGCGAGCGGTCCAGCACATCGCGCACGTTCGCGGCGGTGATGTTCTGCTCCCCGCACACGATACGGCGCCTGCCGTGGAGCAGGGTGCTCTGGATTCGGTTGTTCTCAGTCTCGCTATAGCTCTCGGCCAACTTTTCTCCGCTTCTCGCTCGATGTTGGCTGGCCGGAAGGAAGGAGGTGAAAACGGCCAGCCAGCAGCGATTCGATGGGGATTGCGCCCCTATTGGGAGATGTTCGTTTCGGTGCCGAAAACCTTCGTGCCGGATTAGAACGGCCTCTTGGTTACGCGCGCCTTGGCCCTAAGCGACTTGCTCAGGAAGTCCGCGAGCATCGACAGCGCGTCCGGCGCGTCGTCGTGCTGGTTCTTGCCGTCGAGGACGTATGAGGTGATTTGCCCCATGGCGATCGAGTAGTCAGAACCAGGCTCGTAGAGCGTCGTGTCCCTGAAAACGCAGTTGTCGATGACCCACGAGGAGCTTGCGAGGATTCGGGTCTCCTTGTTCGACCCGGTGTACTTCTTGGAGACGGCGCACAGCGCGCCCCTCTCCTTTAGCATCTCCGCGACGTCCTCGGCGACCTTGCCGCCTGCGGCGTTCGACTCGAAGCGCGCCTGCTGGACGCCGTATTTGTCGATGAAGTTGACGAGTCGCTGGTTGACGGTCTTGGGAGCGGAGTGGTCGCACAGGAAGTCGACGATGAACCACTTGTCGGAGCCACGCCACTGCGCGGCGATCGGCATGGCGCAGTAGTCCTCTCCGGCGCCCTTGGTGTCGACGACCGCCATGACGCGGTCCGGCTCCCCTGCGGGCAGCTCCAGATAGCGTTCGAGGGAATCCGGGCTGTACAGCTGTCCCTCGCGGACGAACGGCGTGCCGTCGTACTTGGCGGCATAGGTCGCGCTGTCGGTGGTGCGCTGCATGTCGATGTAGTATTTGCGGTCGAACCCGACGCCGTACAGGTAGTCGAAGTTGCTCTCGCCTGAGATCGGGTCGAGCGCCGGAATCGTTAGGATGTGGAACCCGCTCTCGCCCTCGTGGAGACGGGTCATGCGGCCGATTGGGTCGTTCACGTCCCATCGCGTGCCGACCATGAGCTGCCTGGAGCCGGTCTTTCGGCGGTCGTAGCACTGGTTGATGTAGGCATCCCACTTGCCCTGCAGTCGGCGCGGGGACATGGCCTCCTCCAAGTCCTTGACGAGGTCATCCGCGTACAGCCAGCCGCCTTCGCCGACCTCGACGGCGCCCGTCAGGGTGCCCTCGACCGATCGGCAGGTACATGTCGGGTAGGCCCCGTGCTTCTTGAGTGAGAAGGCCTCGTCCTCCGAGGACTGCCACACGAGCGGGGAGTCGGGGAAAATCTCGGAGAACCGGTACTCCGGGTCGATAACGAACTGGAGGCACTGCTGGTAGAAGTGCTTGGTAAGCTTGTCCGAGTGCGCCGTCATCAGGTTTGAGTGGAGCGGGTCGCGCCCGAGGTGCCAGACCATTGCCATGGAGCAGTTAGACGATTTTCCGGTACGCGGGGGCATTGAAACGCTCAGGAACTCGGCATTGGGGTCGGTCTCGAACCACTGCAGCTCCCGATACAGCCGCCACAGCTGCTTTCGCCTGGGGAGCCAGAGCCTGCTGTCCGGAGTTCGGTCGATTTCCATCGCCTGCGCGAACGAGTCGAAGTCCCACTTGCCGTCGAGCGTCAGCAGGTCGCGGTGCGCCTCCATGAGGGCCGATATGCCCTCGACGTCGGCCCATCCGCCGCGCATGGCGGCAATCACGGCGTCGAGCGACGCTTTCAGGGCGTCGTGCTCGTCCGTCCCGTCATGCCTGCGCTGACGCTGCATGGACACGAGGTCGCGGTAGGCGCCTATGTCCCTCGGGTTCAGGGAGATGTAGTTGAGTATGTTCCTGGTGAGTGCATCCATGCCGCATAGGGTCGCGGCGGCGCGGATTCCGCTCGTGCGGCAAAGAAAAAGCCCCGCAGGGTAAATCCCCACGGGGCTTGCGTCTAGCCTTCAAGCTCTCCTGAATCGATCAGTCGGCGCCTTATCTTCGTGTAGGTGCTCACGCCTATGCCGAGCTGTGCGCAGGCGTCGCGCCGCTTCTCCTTCTTGGCCTTCACCAGCGCAACGTGGCGCTTGAACTCCTCCACGTCCACCTCGGCGGGCGGCCTGCCCTCTCGCCAGCCAGGTTTCTGCTTGGCGACGGCCTTGCCCTCCGCCGTGCGCTGGGCGATCATGTCGCGCTCGAACTCGGCCATGGCGAACATCACGGAGACCATCATCTTGCCGACCGGGGTGTTGTCCAGCGTGCCCATGTTGAGCACCCGCACCGTCACTCCCCTGTCGAGGAGCGACCTCACGACCTCGCAGCCGCCCGTCACGGTACGCGCTATGCGGTCGAGCTTGGTCACTACCAGCGTGTCGCCGTCCTGTAGGCGCTCCAGAAGGGCATCGAACTCCGGTCTGTCGGTCGTGGTGCCAGTGAACGCCTCCTGTACTATCTCGGTGCATCCGGCCTCTGACAGCGACTCATATTGGGCGTCTAGCGAGTTTCCGTCCCTGAGCTGCCCTTTCGTGGACACTCGGGCGTAACCGTAAATCATCTAAAATACTCCTAGTATCAGCCACTCAGCGCAAAAAAGTGGCGGCAGGCCGTGAACGCGAGCACGCGGCCTGCCATTCTCCCCTAACAGTCCAATACGTGAGAGCCGTCCGGCAGTCTCGACCCCACGGGCACCAGCGCCAGCTTGTAGCCGAGCGGTCCAAGGTACTTCGATGCCGTCGAGAGCGTCGGGTTGCCGTCTTTCAGTGAGCTTGACAGCGAACCCTGCGCTATGCCGATTACGGCGGCCAGCTCCCTCTGGGTGTAGCCGCGCGATTTCATTATTTGCCTGTAGGCATCCGAGTAGTTCATGGTTTCTCCTTCCGTTACGGACAATATAGGGTATCCCCGTTCGGCTGTAAAGGCCTTTTTGTTTTTTTCGGCGGTCGGGGGGCTTAGTAGCGGGGTGGCTTGGGGTTGGAAAAACTGCCCGGTACCTTGCTTATTGCAGGTGCTATAGTTGGACGTGTCGAGCGGCAAGCCACAAACTCAACGGTTAGCGGCTCGACAACAACGAACGGACATAGCCTATATATCTAAGGAGGATCGAAAACAAAAACAGGCTATGCGAACGGATATGACCTATATCCGATCGAATGAACGGACAAAGCCTATCAAGGAGACGAAACGAAATGGCTAACTCAATCAACTACAACGACGAACTCAAGGCCGCTATTAAAGCCGCAACTCTGTTTACCTATGGCAAGAACGACCGCCTGCCGCTCACCTGCGTACTGATTAACGCTGCTGCTGATAGCGTTTGCGTATACGCTACTGATACCTTTACTGCATTTCGCTACACCTGCAAAAACGACGAGGGCGGCCAGTTTACGGCCCTGCTGAGCGCCGCCGACGCTAAAGCCCTTGCATCTGTAAAGCTCCAGGCTAACGCGCTTTACAATCTGGCTGTTGAGAACGGAACCCTAAAGCTCACGCATTTCGACGCAGTTATTAACGTGTTCGTACTGCAGACGCTCACGTATCCCGGCGCCGATAATCTCGATCGACTCATAGACAACGCCGACAACGCCACGCCCGGCGTTACCTGTTTCAATGCGGCATATGTCGAGCGCGCATGCAAGGCCGTGCGCCTGATCGCCTCCAAAAAGGAAAAGCGGGCCGTATTCACGTTTAGCCCCGATCAGGCCAGTTTGGTTAAATGCACAGGCGATCGCGGCTCGGCTCAAATGTTGGTCATGCCAGTACGCACAAAATAACCCCAGTTTCTCGACATATAAAAACGGCCCGCTCGACTGATACTCAAGCGGGCCACGGTACAGAACCAGGAGCCTATACCATGAATAACGATACCATGCCGCGCACGCTGTGCGCAAACAGCATCAACGGCGACACGATCGAATTAACGCGCGTCGACGATCAGCGCGAACTCGAGTTTTCAAGCATGATGCCGCGCGAACTTGTGTGGGCCATGCGCTACCGCGCCTGTAGCGTTTTCGCACTCGACGATGGAACCGCCCGAGGAATGGACGACGTGAACGGCGGCCTGTCGATCATCGGAGGCGCTGCGTACCTAAACAACCTGAAGGGCTACGACGCCACCGACAACGCCGGAAACTACTACACAATTAGCGCTATCGCACCGTGCGCGTATTACCGCGACCTTCCGCGTTTTCTGTTTGAAGTGTGGGACGACGAGCGCGAGAACGTCGCATTTTATGACGTTATGGAGGGCTAGAGATGAAACAGTTAGCCAAGACTCCAGCATCTGAACAGCTGACCGATCAGCTCGACGCGATCGCCAAATATTGCACCGCCTGCAGCATTGCATACACTCAGGCAACGCACGACGCAAACGCGGCCGAACGTGAGCAGGAGCACGCACGCCTGAATGTTTCTATCAGTGGATACATGGCCGAAAAACGCGCAAACAGCGATAGATATATTGCCTGGACTGAGGCCGTCGATAAATCAAAGGCACTGCGTAAGACTCAGCGCCTTGCAGTTATCCGCGAAAACTCAGCGCGTCGCGCTACCATGAAAACAGCACAAGCGTTACTTGCCCGGCTGCTATTAGATAACTGCGATCAGCTGGAGGGCATGAACATACGTTACAAGCGAACGCTGAAACTGATTAGCGACGCGTTGCCGGACGGTTTTACAGTTTATTTCCGCTCAGAATGGGGCGACCTGTGTTTAAGCAGCAACCGTGTACGTTTTGACTCTGAGGAATACGGTATACACCTACGCAACGAGGAGTTCGGCGCAGAACGCGAGCGTGAAAAACTGGAAATGTTAACCACTCCAGGCGCTACGCCGGAGCAGATCGAACAGCAGATTGACGGCCTCAAGGATGCATATACAGCGCTTAGCAACGCTCAGGACGTCTATAAACAGGCCGTTGAGAGTTTCAGCGCTGCAACCAGTACACTACGCATAACGGCCTGCAACGATACTGACAGCGTGTTACGTGAACTGGGCTGGTGTTTCTAATGGTGCTGTTCACTGATCCGTTTTACGCGCTACTGGGCGGCTTTATGGCTGGGGTATGGTGCGCAACGCTGTTTCTGGCGTGCAATTTCAAGATCGAACGCAAGGAAGGGAATTATTAGGCTATGCGGAACGTCTTTATCTACCTGCTAGCGCTAGCGTTAGCACCTGTCGCAATACCGGTTATCGTATTGTATTTTCTGCTAAAGAACTAGCAGCGGCCCCGGCGTTTGTCGGGGCCGTTTTTGTGCCTCCTGCAACGGCTCACGGTTCGCCCCGTGGGCCGTTTTTTGTTGTCGATCCTAGCCACCGACGCCGCGTGAGCGCCTATTATCCGCGCGTCGTTTGTGTTCACCCTATGGAGGCCGTCCATACTGGGCAACGCCCGCGCTCGGCATATCAGCGCCCCGTTCTAGCCCGTTTCTAGGGCGATTCTAGCCCCGTTTTTATGCCACTGGCACTGCTACACCGCCCGCGTTTTTACGCCCGTTTTTGGGGCATTGTAGCGCCCCGTACGGGCATACCAGACGCGGCACGTGAGCGCTGATATAGCAGGTCAAACCACCAAAACGCCTGCGATCGCGCCAAAACTGCGAGCACGGAAAACGGCCGTTCCCCAGCCAGTTTGCGCCATAGCCAGAAGCCGGGAACCAGAAAACCCTATAGTGCGCGCGAAAGTCGTGACAGTCGCGGCGCCCGATCGGATTTTCCTCCCTTAGTGGCTGCGAAAGTCGTGACAACCCTATAGTGGCCGCGAAAGTCGTTAATGGCCCCGAAAGTCGGCACAAAAAAAAGACCCCTCTGCGTTTTATTGCAGGGGGGTCTTTCTCTTTCTAGTCGCTCGGCGGCAGCTCCTCGACCTTCTCGATCGTCACGTCCTCGGCTGGCAGCGCGGCCAT